CAACCACTGCTCCGGCACTGTCCTTGTATGATAGATTGAGAGTAAATGTAGCTCCCTGCTCAAATGTTATATCGTGTTTTCCTGCTGCCATTATTCTTCCTGTGAATCATCAAGAGTATCCTCTATAAATCCTTCTGGAGGCTTGAAAGTCGCTTTGTCTGGCTTTGTTCGTCCAGACGGTTTCCAGGTGCACTCGGCATTAACATGTATCAAATCATCACCCTTAGTAAAATCACTACTCTGTTCTTTTCCACACCCCTTACAAATGTATAAATCTTCAGCCATTAATATCCTTGTTTCTCCAGCAATCCAGTTATTGGCTTCTTCTTTTTTTTCTTTTTCTTTTTCTTCTCAGGTTTTTCCTCCGAAGCTAACTTCGATTCTGCTTCTTCCATAGATACACCCCAATCACCATATTGATCGCTGTAACTGTACTCATCTGCCATATCTACCCCTTTTCTACAAATTCCTGTTTATTCTGAATCCGCCTTGGTTACGGCCCTCACTGAGGGCGCCGGATGTCATACCCTCCATGTACCTTGCCTGATTAGCATGTTCCATAAACTTGTTACGATACATACTTGACTTCTCTACGTTCTGTAGCTTCGATTCCTTCAACCATGCTCTCTCCAGAGCACCATAAACAATAGCCTCGTGCCAGTATGAATTAATACCCGGTGACGTTGTATCACTGGCTAGTGCACTTGATACCGGTACTCCTCGTATCGTGAGAGTGTGAAATACCTTGGCTGTTGCGTCCTTGTCAACATACAGATCCTTATCTGCCTTTGGAAGAGGGTAAATCCTGAACGAGCTTGCTGTGCGGTTATTGAAGATAATTGCTTCAATTGGACCAGTCTGAGCCCGCCACTTTGGCGTGTTGTCTACGGTTGTGATTGCTGACGAAAAAGCGTTGGGATGAAAGCCCATGGAGGATTCAAGCATGAAATGACGGTAGCCACGAGAAGCAGCGGCGGCATTCAGTTCGGATTCTGTATGTATGGAAAGTTCCCTGCCATCAATGCTTGCAGATACTATTTCTGCAATTGTGGAGGGTTTGGTATAAGTGGGGCCTATTCTAAAGCAAGAAACAGAAGAATCTGTGACTGCATCACCAAAGCTTACCCTGTAAGTAAGCGTGGTTGTAGACGGAACAAGAACAGGGAACGCTCCATTATACTCAGTGGGGGTTCCCCCTGAGACTACAACGACATCGTTTGCATTGTATCCGTGGACACCACTGAAAGTAATAGTGGCAGTTTTCCCGTCAATGGTCAGTGTGCCTGTTTGTGTGGCCTCACCTAGAGAGGTGGTTCCACCAGGATTAGTGGCAGACCCCTCTGACTGAGGGTACTTTGAGATACGAGTGAACTCTACAAGAGTGTCATCAATGTACTGGTTTATTTCTGCATCTGTCCAGTGCCTGTTGTCTCTATCTTGTAATGCCGTCTCAACTCTCTCCCTTAATTGTTTTCGGTTCATTAATCTTGATCAAGGTCTATTACCTCGTGACGCTCTTTTGCATCTTCCAAATCTTCCAGTGAGATTCCCATCTCGTTTCCAGTCTTTGCCCATTTCTTTACAATGAAATTAAACCGCCTGTTAGATCGTGAGGACATACCGCTCATCAGATCTTTTTGGAAATAATCAGTGGTAACTGCGTCATTCAGTACGTTAACGTGAAGAAGTGGTACTATCCTGTCCGTGCCACGGGGAATAATTAATGTATTCTCACCATGTGTAACTGGTACAGGTCCCATCTCGGTATTATCACGTCCATGATCAATATTGATGACACAAAAACCTTCTGGAACAGAATCGCCTTTTTTCCATTCTTTTGCCATCTTCATGCCGTTGGGCATGATTATCCACTGGCCTTCGCCAGCATCTTGATATGCACTATGTTTCGTACCGTGTTTTGGGATGTGCTCACTTTTCCCTAATAATCCGCCTGCTGTAGGCATAAGATCTCCTTGCTTGAGTTAATACCAGACGGGGTTGCCCCCGCCCAGTAAATTAGCTAAAACAACTGTTATGTTTGTAACAGTTATTTTAAGACAGTGCTGCTTGAGTCCAAACTATGTTGGCATCAAAACGATAATCCACCCACCAGTACATTGAGCCAGAGGTAGGTGCCCCAGTCCCAACTGTAATTGTAGCAATGACTGGAACGACGTATTCTCCTGAAGAAGAATACTCCGTAATATTAGAGTTTGCGATTGCTGCGCCCGATTTATTCATAGGCGGAAGAACCATTTTGCCATCAATAAGATTCTTATCGACAACAATAGATCCTGGTGTCTCGGCATCCCAATCAAAGGCAGCAATAAGATCTGCTGCTGCAATTGCTGAGGATGAATCAGACTGTGATACGCCTACAGGATAGCCGACTTTAATTGTCATAACTGTACTGCCACCTGCAAACTGCGTTGCAGATTTAAGGTGAATCGTATCAAGACGAGCTCCCATAGGAACATAGAGCGCACGGGTGTAAGTACCAGTGGCACTTAGATCCGAGAATGTAACATTGTCGTGCATCGTGCTCTGCGTTGCATTGACAATTTTAGTTTTTATAGAGTCCATAGATTTTCTCCTATTTAGACATTTAGGGTATAGAAGCCCCCGCTACGGGGCTCCGTAGCTAAGGGCTTCATAGGTTAGAATTATAAGTTGGTCGCAGTGCATTCAATGCGATACATCCACAAATCTTGCAGAATAATGCAAGAGTAGAATGTATCCCATGCGACAGTTCCACGTTGACCCAATGGGTCACCTGGTCCTGGGCGGGGCATAACGACTTTGGAGCGGAGAGAATCCATGCCTCCAAGTGTGGCACAACCGATTGCATCGGCTGCTAGTATGATAACGGGATAAACATCACAATTACCCGATGATCCTGAAGTACCGCTGGTTGTAACCATGAAGTTACTACCTGCTGTAGCGCCAGCATCTGCAAAAGGAACTGCTTGGGTTGTGGTGATGAATCTCACGCCACGGACTGAACCAATCTCACCTTCGATTGCATCACCTGTGTCGGAATACTTTTCGACTGGGATGAATCCGGTAATTGCCTCAAGATCCTGACGAAGGTCAGGGTGGCAGATACCAATGAATGATTCACGGATAGGCTCGGTAGCAATGCCAACTGCTGCTCGCAACTTCTTGCGTAGCTTCACGGCATCATTACGCTCCAGTACACGGATAGCCTTTTGGATTAAACCGTCAGAACCTGTTGGTGCTGCGGTTAACTGAGCAGAATGTGCTCCGACTAAACCAATTGTGGCATCAGTAGTAGCACGACTAGATCCACTAGAATATGCAACCTGTGTACCTGCACGGAAGGTCTTGTAGCTGAGAAAGTCAATTGTCTCACCAGCTTGCGTGGCCTGCCGTTCTGAAATTACGTTGAGAACCGGATCATGCGAGGCTGCCAACAGGACGTCTGTGGTATTCACATAACTTCCGAATTGCTTCAGCGTGTGCATGAGCGTGGTGTGCTCAAGCGAGGTAAAGTCCGGTGTTACGCCTTCCGCAATCGGGGAATCCACGATTGGGAATCTTTCGTAACGACGGTGTCTGATCTCTAATCCCTGCTTCTGGGGCTTAGTTTCTTTTTGTGCGAATTTCGCAAATGTCAGCAATCGCTTTGCAATTGGTAACATTTTCTTTTGAATAGTGAACGCATCGTTTTTGCTCAGGTCACCATAACTGGTGGCCTGTGAAACGCTTCCCGTTCCGCCATAAGCTGCCATAGTCAACTCCTAATAAAATTATTAATAAATAAGGACCCTAAAAATCTTCTTTAGGTTCTGGGACACTATCCCAGAGGTCCTCATCCGACATGTTGTCGGTGTTTCTTTCTATTCTTGGAGCGGAGTTGCTCATCAGGTTCGAGGCCGCCTTGCGTCTCGTACTCTGTTTTTTAGCTGATCCTTCTGACTGCGCTTTAGGTGCGGGTTCCTCTGTTGGTCGCCATCCCTTGCCGGAATCTGTATTTTCCAGCCATAAATTCATTACTGACGCATGATCATCAGGTGACGTGGATTCGGTCATCATTTTAGTAAGTGCAGGCGATTTCAGAACGTATGATTGAAAATCTGGATCCTTATCGATATCCCGATAATCATCTCCAACTGTACTGAGCATCGACTTTTCGTGGTTGCTCAAAAACTGCTGGTAGTTCTGATCCTGGTAGGCTTTTTCAAGCTGGGCAACCCTTTCTGAATCTTTGTTCATGGCGGGCGCCACTTTACCTAATGCCTTGGCTACCTCGTGCTGGACCAATTTCTTGGTTACTCCAGTAAGTTCGCTGAATTCCTCCATCGTTGTGCGATCATCCTCGTCAAAAAACGAGCCTTCATCGCTTGGGTCTGGAGGGGTGTCCGGCGCCTTGTAGCCTTTCTTCAGGGTTTCAAGTTGCTTATCCTGCTCTAACGAGCGTATTCTAAGGTCGTTGAAATCTTCCCTGTCTCTTGCACTTGCTTCGTTTCTTTTATGAAACTCTTTCTCTAGGGACTTATATCTCTGTTCGTAGTCGTGAGCGGGATCCTCTTCCTCTTCTTCAGAGTCGTCGGTTTCCTCTTCCTCCCCTTCCTCCTCAGCTTCTGCTTCGGGCTCTATAGGTGGATCATCCTCATCTTCTACTTCTGGAGCACTGTCCCAGATGTCCTCATCTTCACCCGTATCAACCTCATCTTCCGGTTGGGGGCTGTCTTTTTCTTCAGCCATTTAACTCCGTCTCTTTTAGCTCACCGCTAACAATGTCCCGCTAATCGGATCGTATTAGGTGTTGACCCCTGGCTATTCACCGTGGAGGCCCAAATTTC